ACAGATAAATGAAGCACTACAAGCACTTTTAATTATAGCAACGTTGGTTTATACAGTCATTAAGACAATACAACTTTTAGATAAATTCAATAAAAAATAAAAATTATGATTAAATTATTAAGAATTATAGCCGATTGGTTAGAGAAACAAAAAAACAATTTTAAAATTTGGTGGAATAAATTTATAGAAAAACTATTATTTAAAATTTAATTATATTTGTAGTATAAAAATTAAAAGTTATGGCTTCAACAGTATTCAACGGAACAAATTTATTAATCAAGATTGCAGATGATGCAGGCTCACCTACTACAATTGGACACACTACAAGTTGTTCGATTTCCTTTACAAACGATATGGCAGATGCTACCACTAAAGATTCAGCAGGATTTTCAGAGGTAATTCCTGCAGTAAGAAGTGCGGAAATTAGTTTTGATGGTTTAATGGATTATACTGATGCAAATGGTGGTAAAGAAATCGCACACAAATTACTTACAAGACAAAAATGTGATTTTTCATTTGGAACTGCAGCAACTGGTGACACAGTTTACACAGGAGAAGGTTTTCTTTCTTCAGTAGAAGTATCAGGGGCTATGGAAGAAGCAGTTACATATTCAGGAACAATTACAGTTACTGGAGCAATTGTAGAATCTACAAACTAATAGATAATAAATGACCAAACAAAGAGGTTATTACACCCTAGAAATAGGAGGTAAAAAAAGAACACTCCATTTTAGCATGAATTTTTGGGCAAGCTTTACAGACATGCTCGATATATCATTAGCTGAAATTGGAGATGTTTTTTCTAATGGTATTTCAATAAAAGGATTAAGGACATTAATTTATAGTGGTCTATTAGCATATGACCAAGAGAATAAAAAAGAAATAAATTATGATGAGTTTGATATTGGTAATTGGTTGGAGGATATTGATGCGCAAGAAATCGAAAAAATTGTCGTAGCAATGACAGAATCTAAAATATTAGGTAATTCTTTAAATGGTGGTTTAGAAAGGAATCCTACTGATTCAAAAAAAAAATAGCAGATAAACTTTCTTGGGATGATATAACTGATTTTTATATTGGTTATGTTGGTGTAAATCCAAATGATTTTTGGATAAATACATTTAAAGAAAATATACTTATTTCTGAATCTTTTTTTATTAAAAACAATTTAGAGTGGGAACAAACACGTTTTGTTGCTTCAATGATACATAATGTCAATTGCTCAAAGAAAAGCCAAATGGTAAAGCCTCAAGACCTTATAGAGCTACCTCAAGATAAAGTTAAAAAATTACAACCAAAAACATCTAAAGAGGAATTCGAAAAGTACCAAGAACTTATTAATAGTAAGTTGAATAAAAATTAGTTATTTTTGTATTATGTTAGGAGCCGAACAAAATTATAATCTTAAAGTAAATCTTACTGGTAATGCAACTCAATTAAATATAGCATTACAAAGTTCAACATCTAAACTTCAACAATTTGCGGTAAGAGCAAAATCAATAGGTAGTTCATTATCTAGAAGTTTAACATTACCATTAGCTTTAGTAGGTGGTGCGTCTATAAAAATGGCATTAGACTTTGATAAGTCAATGACTAAAATTAAAACATTAGTAGGTGTTGCGAGTGATGAAGTAGATGCAATGGGTGGTGCGGTTAAAAGGTTAGCAGTCGATACTGGTGTTAATGCAAATGATGCTGCAGATGCATTATTCTTTATTACTTCAGCAGGTTTAAGAGGTGCTGATGCTATGAAAGTTTTAGAAGCAGCAACTAAAGCTAGTGCGATAGGTCTTGGAGAAGTTAAGACAGTAGCAGATGCAGTTACGAGTGCAGTAAATGCTTATGGTCAAGAAAACCTTAGTGCTGAAAGTGCAACAGATATTTTAACTGCTGCAGTAAGAGAAGGTAAATTAGAAGCAGATAGTTTAGCACAATCAATGGGTAAAGTATTACCTGTTTCATCACAATTAGGTGTAGGATTTGAAGAAGTCGGTGCAGCATTAGCAGCAATGTCAAGAACAGGTACAGATGCAGCAATGGCAACAACTTCACTAAGAGGTATTTTATCAGCACTATTAAATCCATCTTCACAAGCTAATGAAGAATTAGAAAATTTTGGATTATCAGCACAAGGATTAAGAGAGCAATTAAAAGAACAAGGTTTATTATCTGTACTTAAAACTTTAACAGATAGATTTGGTGACAATCAAGAAGCAGCAGGTAAAGTATTTGGTAATGTTAGAGCATTAACAGGTGTTTTAGATTTAATGGGAAATAATGTTGGTACTACTGAACAAATTTTTGCCAGTATGACAAACACAACAGGAACTTTAAATACTGCATTTACAGAATTAGAAGATGAGCTGAGTTTTAAATTTAAAAAATCATTAGAAGCAATAAGAACTTCTTTTACAGAATTAGGTAAGACTTTAGCAGTTGCTATTTTACCTTTTATACAAAAATTAACAGGGTTTTTAACTACATTAATAAACAAATTCAATAATTTAGATACTGCAACACAGAATATTGTTTTAACATTAGCAGGAATAACTGCATTACTAGGACCTGCATTAATTATTTTTGGAACTTTAGCTACTGCTATAAGTGCATTAATGAATCCTATTACATTAACTATTGCAGGTATTGCAGGTATTGGTTTTGCCATTGACAATTTAATAATGCCACTTGATGCTTTTTTATTAAAAGCTAAAGCAATATTCGATACAATAAATGAATATGCAAGACAAACTGGTAGATTAATTCTAAATGCTTTAAGTTTTGGTTTTGGAGAAGGTATAGATGCTATATTGACTGAAACTAAACTAGCTATAATGGACATAAATTCTAGATTAGAAAATGATTTAGCTCAATTAGATGGCACATCAATAACTGAAAGAATTCAATTAATGTTTAATGAATTAAAAGATAAATTTAAACAAATAGGTGTTGGAATAGGTGGTGCAATTAGTGATGGAATAGAAGAAGGAATTACAAAAGAAAGAGGAATTGATACAAGTATGTTTGGTGATGATGGTAAAATAACTTCTGACACTAGTGGTTTAGATGAATTACTTGTACAAGGAACAAAAAGGACTAGAGAAGAATTAAATAAATTAGCAGAAGCTACAACACAAGCAGGTTCTGTAGCAACAAGTGCATTACAAGCAATGTTTAACACATTGTCAGGTCAATTAGCAAAAGTATTTGCAGGTGGTACCACATCATTCGAACAATTTTCACAACAAGTATTTTCAATAATAGGTGATTTATTAATTCAATTAGGTATGATGGCAATTGCATCTGCTGAAATATTTGCAGCTTTTGGTAATCCTTTTACTTCAGTCGCAGCAGGTATTGCAGCTATTGCATTAGGTGCAGCTATAAAAGGTATGGTAAATAAAGTTCGTGGTGGTAAGGTTATGGAATTCGCAAATGGTGGAATTATTAGTGGACCAACTTTAGGTCTTATGGGTGAATATGCAGGTGCAAGACACAATCCAGAGGTTGTAGCACCTTTAGATAAATTAAAAAGTATGATAGGTTCAAATAGTTCTCAAAACTTATCAGGTGAGTTTGTAGTTAGAGGACAGGATTTAGTAGTAGCATTACAAAGAGCAGAAAGAAACAGAAACAGATTTAAATAATGGCTTACGGTGTTAAATATGAACTTGATTTTTCTGATGTCAAGGGCAACAAAAGAAGTGTACAAATACTTAAAAAAAATTATGTAGGTGATGTTAATGCTATTGTTGGTACTAAAAATCCAGTCATTATAAAATATACTAATGATGATGATTTTTATAATCCTATTATAGGTTCTTCTTGTGTTTTAAATATAAAAACTACTGATGATATTTCTTATGATGAATTTATAAATTTTGATGAAAGAGAATATAAAATTAGAGTTAATATTGGAGTTGAAGATGAAGCAGCAGATATTAATTCACCTATTTGGCAACTTGCAGATACAAATTGGCAATCAACTGATTTTAACTGGGCAGCATCTACAACATTTCAAGTTTATTGGGAAGGTTTTTTAGTTTCAGACACTTTTACTGAAGCAATACAATCTAAACCTTTCGATATAAGTTTACGAGCAATAGATAATTTAGGAACTCTTGATTCTTATTTAGTACCTGATGGAAATATAAATACTAATACAGATGGTACAATTAAAACTGCAGCAGGTGAACAAACTTTGTTAGATTCTGCATTTTATTACATACATAAAATATTAACATTTACAGGTCTTGAATTTGATATATTTATACAAAATAATATTCGTAAAGTAAATCCATCTACAGGTAGTGTAGAAACTGAAAATAATAATTTATTTCAAGATATATTAATTAATGAGTTTGCATTTCAAGAAAATTTTTCAAAATTATCTGCAAAAAAAGTTTTAGAAAATATTTTACGAATAACTAATTCAAGAATTTATCAAGCTAATGCAAGTTGGTATATTGTTTCAAATAGTAATTATTATGATTCTTCAATTTCAGGTGTTTTAACAAGTTCAGAAACAGAACAAGATAACACAGTATTTAGTCCTGATGTTACAACACTTAGTATTGGTACTCCTACAAATACAAGTGGGGTTTTACGTGGACAAATAATAAGTGATAGAGGTTTAACAATTATAGAAAGAGGATTTTATTTTGGTAAAAATCCAATAATATTATCTAATCCTAAAGTAGTTTCAACAGATACATCAACAACTTTTACTTCAACACAAACATCTTTAGACACTGGTGATACTTATTACATAATGGCTTATGCTAAAAATAATGCAACAACAGAAGGTAGAGGTGGTGTAATAGAATATGTTCCAGGTGGTGTAACACCAGACCCTGAACCAGACCCAATAGTACCAACATTAACATCTATACAACCAAATGGTTATAATGTAACAAATACATCTATACCTTGTGCAGCACAAGTTGATAATGTAGGAACTAGCAATGTAACACAATATGGTTTTTACTTTGGAACAAATAGTAATCTCTATACAGAAAATACAAAATATATTGTAGCTACTGGTCAAAATTTATCAACTTCTTTTGGTTTTGTTACTGATACAAGCGGTGCTCCATTTAATTTAACTTTAGCTGCAGGAACACCATTTTTTATTACACCATTTGCAATTAATAATACTGGTGAAGGAGTTGGAACAACAATTACACAATATACTTGGAATGCTTGGGAGTTAAGAAAACAATCAGATTCATCACAAGTTTTTGTTCCATATACAAATGATTCTAGAACAGATAATGTTTATATATCAACTTCATCAAGTTCGGCTGAATGTTATACAATAATGATTGGTGCTTATAGAGCAAGTTTAGCAGGTTTGCCAACAATATCAGGTGCTTGTCAGGATGATACAACTGAACCAGTAGAATCAGTAGAACAAACTTGTGTTAAAATAAGATTATATAGAAGTAATACTGCAAAAGATTTATGTTGTGAAACACCAACAGATAGAGATGCATATATAAATGGAACTGATTTTTATAGCAATACAGGTACAACTAAAGTTTTTATCAATGATAATTGTAGCACACTTTTAACAAGCAATCAATATTTATCAAGCGATTTAGTAAATTACAGATATTGGAATGGAACTAATTTACAAAATACAATTGGTTGTCAATCTACATCAGTAGATAAATGTGAAGAAGATGTTGTAAATCCAACAGCATTTGTTGTTAAAAATGAAAACACTGGTGAAGAAGATTTTGTAGTTTTTAATAATGCATTTTCTATTGATGAAAGAGTAACAATTTCACAAGATACACAAAATGAGTGTTGGACTATAATACAAGAATATCCTGCTTCAGCAAATCCTACAAGAACAATAACTCAAAGTTGTACAACTCCTAAACCTACACCAAGTGAATCTTGTCCTACAATGACATTTTTTGCAAGATATTTAAAGTGTAATGATGATAGAATTGAAGTAATTGGAAATAATACTGAAAACTTTCCAAACTATATTAAACAAATAAGCACAGATGATTGTTGGTCATTAATAGATAGAACAGGACAAATACAAACTGATAATAATTTTAATTTAGGTTGTACACCAACTTCTAAATTTCAAACAGATTTTTTAAGTTGTGATGACTGTTTAGGTGTATCTACAACAACACAATTACCAATTACAACCACTACAACACAACCATCTATATTTTATAGAATATATAGAAGTTTACAAAGCAATTGTAGTGCAGATGATACTATTATAGAGGTTTCAAATCAAACAAACTCATTCCCATCAGTAATATCGGATGGTTTAATTTGTTATTCTTCATTGCAAGATGGTGGTGCAGGTACTAATGGTGATGTAGATAATTTCTTAGATTTTGCAGATTGTGCAGCATGTCAAACATATATAAGTACAACTACAACACAAGCACCTACTACTACACAAGCCCCTTGTATCGCAATACAAGCAAATGTTACAACGAGTGCATTGAATGCTTGTTGTGGTGGAAAAGCAATTACTATATATATAAATTCAACTTCATTATCTACTACGACTGTCGTTTATACAAATTCAAATTGTTCTACAATACTTGGAGCAGGTAATTTTATAAAACATAGTGAGGGATTATTCTTTTGGAATGGAAATACTTTATCAGCATCAACTTGTCCTGGTTGTTCAGATGGTGCAATACAATAAATGAGATATATTTGCTGCCAACCATCTAATATTTATTATTCGTGGCAAGTAGACACTATGATTTATAGTTTTATAAATAATGGTATAAATCAAAAACAAATAGATATAGTTTTTGCAATTAAATCTTCAGATGATAATCCTTGTTTTTATTTATTAGATAAATATCCTCATGTAAATTTTTATTTTTATCCTGATACTAGAAAAAGTATTAAATATA